ATTTTGTCTATAAGTGATGATAGACATGAGTTAGCTTCTTTAGTTTATCCTAACACAGACTCTTGGATGTGGTCAGGAGAGATGAAAGAAGAAGCAAAGAAGATATGGAGTGTAAAATAATGTCCACTAAAAACATAGAGGAGCTAAAAGCTAACATAGAAAATATGGAGAAAGAGTTAGCAGAAGCTAAGAAAGCCTATCGTGAAATGAAAACGAAAGGTTTAAAGGAAGCTATGGAAGCCAAGAAGATGGCAGACGAGGCAGTGAAGGAAGAGTTGAAAGCATTAGGTTATAACTATAATACTAACTCATCATACTCTGAATGGAATCCCTTCACAGGTTGGAGAACTTTTCTATAGTGTCACCACATAGAGCATATCGTAATGCTTTGAAGCATGGGTATAGGAGTGGATTAGAACATAAGATATCTCTCTACTTGAAAGAAAACAAGTGTAAGTTTACATATGAAACTGTCAAGATAGAGTGGGAAGACTTATCTTATCGCACCTATACCCCTGACTTTATATTAAGTAATGGAATAATAATAGAAACAAAAGGTAGGTTCTTAGCATCAGATAGACGTAAACATTTAGCCATACAGAAACAACATCCCCATTTAGATATTCGATTTGTGTTTGAAAATAGCAGAAATAAATTAAGGAAGGGAGCAAAGTCTAACTATGGTGAATGGTGTATCAAGTATGGGTTTAGATATTACGATAGAATAATACCTGAGGATTGGTTAAAAGAAAAAGGTAAAAATAAATACCCAAACTTCATTAAGTTTTCAGGTAACAAAGTTAGGAGAATAAAATGATGATGGATAAAAATGATATCTGTATTATGTTAAAACCTATAATAGATAAAGATAAATGGACAGGTGATGTATCCATTGGTTTAGTTTCCACAGATCGTATGTCTCTTGATAGGGAAGATCAAATAGATTTACTGAAGTTAGCAAGAAGAGTTTGTGCAATCTTTCCTATGATGTTAGAAGATGCCAAGATAGAAAGACAGGCAGAGAAATTAGCAGAAGAGTTTATGCCTATGGAGTATCTTCTTACTGATAGTTTAAAAGCACATGACAATGTAATACATATTAATTTTAAGGATAAAAAATGAGACACATGGAGTATATGAAAATGAAAGCAAGACAAGCACAGGAACAATCAGATCACAAACAAACTATGGATATGGTAAATCATCCACCACACTACAACAAATCAGGTATTGAAACTATCGATGCTATACAGGCTATGACAGGTGATGGATTTCAAACTTATTTACAGGGTAATATACTAAAATATTTATGGAGATACCCATATAAAAATGGTGTAGAAGACTTGAAAAAAGCACAATGGTATCTATCTAAACTGATAGAGGAATTAGATGAACATAAAAGTTAGACTAAGTGTTACACTACGAATAGACCCTGAGGAGTATCCTGTTCCTGCAGATGGTAATGTAGCAGAAGAAATACAGGATTATATTAGAGATTCTTTACATGACTTAGAGGGTGTTGAGATACAATATATGAAAACATTAAGCGAGGAACGATAATGAATAACTACTTACCCACAGACTATCAAAACTTTATTGCCCTATCTAGATATGCAAGATGGAAAGATGATGAGCAACGTAGAGAAACTTGGATTGAAACTGTAGACAGATACTTTGACTATATGGATAAGCATCTACGAGATAAAAATAATTATATTATGACTAAGGCATTGAAGCAAAAGTTAAATGATGCTATCACATCTCTAGGTGTTATGCCTAGTATGAGAGCCTTAATGACTGCAGGTGTAGCATTAGATAGATGTCACGTAGCAGGGTACAACTGTAGCTACATACCTGTTGATAGTCCTCGTAGCTTTGATGAATGTATGTATATACTTATGTGTGGCACAGGTGTAGGGTTCTCTGTTGAGAGAGAGAATGTAGATAAGTTACCTATTGTTAATGAACACTTTGAAAAGAGTGACACCATAATAACTGTTGCAGATAGCAGACCCGGATGGTCAAAGGCATTGAGAGAGATGATAGCCATGTTATATGTAGGACAGATACCTACATGGGATGTGTCACAAGTGAGACCTGCAGGTGCAAGACTAAAAACATTTGGTGGTAGAGCATCAGGACCTGCACCCTTGGAAGAGTTATTTCAATTTTGTATAGATAAGTTTACAGGTGCAAGAGGTAGAAGACTATATCCTATTGAGTGCCACGACTTGATGTGTAAGATAGGTGAGGTTGTAGTTGTTGGTGGTGTCAGACGTTCTGCTCTTATATCCTTATCCAACTTAGGTGATGATCAAATGAGACACGCAAAGTCAGGTCAATGGTGGGAGAATGAAGGACAGAGAGCATTAGCTAATAACTCTGTAGCATTCAAAGGTAAGCCTGAGATGGGTACATTCATGAGAGAATGGACATCACTATATGAATCTAAGTCAGGAGAACGTGGTATCTTCAATCGTCAATCTGCTAAAGTAAAAGCATCAGAGAATGGCAGACGAGATAGTAATCATTACTTTGGTTGTAATCCATGTAGTGAGATTATACTTAGACCTTATCAGTTCTGTAATCTTACAGAGGTTGTTGCACGTGAAACAGATAGTTTGATGTCATTAAAAGAAAAGGTACGTATGGCTACAATCTTGGGTACATTTCAATCTACATTGACTGACTTTAAATACTTACGTAAAGTATGGAGAGATAATACAGAAGAAGAAAGACTACTAGGTGTGTCTCTAACAGGTATACTTGACTGCCCTATATGGACAGAAGAAGTATTAAAAATATTAAAAGAAGAAGCAGTAAAGACTAATGAAAAGTTTGCTAAACTATTAGGCATACCACAGTCAACTGCTATAACTTGTGTCAAACCTAGTGGCACAGTATCACAATTAGTTGACAGTGCTAGTGGTATTCATGCAAGGCATAACCCTTTCTATATTAGAACTGTACGTGGTGATAACAAAGACCCACTCACACAGTTTATGAAAGAGGCAGGTATTCCTGCAGAGCCTGATGTCATGAAGCCTGATAGTACAACTGTATTTAGCTTCCCTATGAAGTCACCTAATGGTGCTATCACTAGAACTCAAATGTCTGCTATAGAACAATTAGAATATTGGTTGATGTTTCAGAGACATTGGTGTGAGCACAAACCTTCTGTTACTATCTCTGTTAAAGAAGATGAGTGGATGGAAGTAGGAGCATGGGTGTATAAAAACTTTGATGAGGTATCAGGAATATCCTTCCTACCTTTTAGTGATCATACATATGCCCAAGCACCTTACCAAGATATAGACGAGGATAAATATAATGACTTGACAAAAGCCATGCCACGTGCTATAGATTGGAGTAAGTTGCAAGACTTTGAGAAGGAAGATACTACGAGTGGTAGTAAAGAACTAGCCTGTACTGCAGGTGTATGTGAAGTTGTTGATATTGAAGCAACATAAAGAAGGGAGATAAAATGAGAGAAGTATTACTATCTGCTTTAAAATCCTACTATGTAGGACATATAAACAAACATATTGCTAATGTTGAAATTTATTTAAGTAGGTCTACAGGTATTGGAGAACACTCTGATATAGTAGCATCTATGGATAAAGAGATTGCAGAGATTGGTAAGTATGATGATAGATTAACAATGATAATGAAATATCTTGAGAGGAAACAAGACAATGTACAAGCAGAAGAAAAAACGAAATCCAAATCTAAGTAAGTATGATGCACCATTACGTATTCAATATGAACGTGGTGTCAATGCTTTCAAAGGTAATCAATATATACAGACTGTTAGAAAGAAAAGTGCCAAGATAGTTGCAACAGTCAGTCCTTACAATACTAACACTATGCAACATAGAGAGTGGCAAAGAGGTTATAACTCTGCCTACTTTAGAAACTTGGAGAAAGTAAAACGTGAAGAAGCTAGAAGAAGAAGCCAAGAAATTCATGCAGTTGCATAACAAGAGTTTGATAACTGCACATGAGTATCAAGAGAAGTGTAAGTCTACTGCCATCTATCCTAAGAAAGATGCTATAGCTTATCTATCTCTTGGTCTTGTAAGTGAGGCAGGTGAAGTAGCAGGTAAGGTAAAGAAGAACATACGTGATGGTACAGAATCTAATGTAGCATCTGAGATAGGAGATGTGCTTTGGTACTGTGCTATGTTAGCGAATGAATTAGGTGTTAACCTTGGAAAGATAATGGAAAAGAACTTGGAGAAATTAAATGACAGAAAACAAAGAGGCACACTACAAGGTTCAGGAGACACTCGTTAATTTTGCTATGGGTGTGTTGAGGTTTGTGTTTACCTAGCCATTAATCCACCACGATTTAACTTAGGTGTTATCTCCATGATAACTTCTTTGTATTGTCGTGGTGATAAAGATAGTATCTTCTCTTCTGTTTTAAGTTTGTAGTCTAGTGCATTACCTTTTGTTTCAAGTAGTGTAGATTGCAATTCATTAATAAACTTCTTAGGACTAAAGTTTTTAGGTGCTTCTCTGTCTTGATATCCTTTTAATCTTTTTGGAGCAGTTTGCATTATGCCTCTACCGGGTCTTGTTAACAAACTATTTAATATTTTCATATTATTTTTCTTTTCACCCTTAGATAATACAATGCTTAAATTTTCAGTGAGTGTACTTAGATTTGGAGACACAAACAATTCATCCATAATTTCATCATAACCACCTCTAGCTCCTTCAGTTCTTGTAAACTTGGCTAGATTAAGAGCACTATTGAAATAATCCTTAACTAAATCATAGGCTTTCTTTTGATTTACAGGGTCTCCAATTAATGCCCTATTGTTAACACCACCTATGGAGAGTTCTAATTTTTTATATTTATCAAATGCCTCGTTTGCTTTTTCAACCATAGCTAACATCTTTGGATCGTCTATAACTTTCTTTGGTTTACCAAGAAAATCAGGTCTAGTAAATGCGACCTCTGCCTCTGTATGCATAGACTTAGGTAACTTTATACCTAGAGTGTCCTCTGTCATTACATCTCTATATTTATTAAACAATCCCTCTCTAAGTTCTTTATCTCCTGAATATAAATTAACAATCTTGTTATAATCATCAGGTGTCATACTTTTAAATTTACCATAAGGTAACTCTGTATATAATAAATTCTCTACAGTTCTACCCATTTCATCTGTTCCCATTGCCATGTCACCTACTTCAGTTCCACCCGGAGTTGTAAAAGCAGGTTTTACAGATGTAACAGGATCAAGTGACATTGATAGTGCAGGTGTTCCTAGTTCTGCGTGAACAGGTGTTTTCCTAGTAGCTAAACCTAAATATGTTTTATCTACATTATCCTCATAAGTATCAAAGCCACGTCTTACTATGTCATCCATAAATGTTTTATCAAGTTCTACTACTTCTTTTAAATCTTGTCTATTTCTTTTTGTTAGCTCGGCTTCTATATCTCTTAGGTCTACCTTATTATTATCAAGTAACTTAACCACACCATATGTTTGACCCTCATAATTATTAATAGCAGATGGTGTTCCTTTTAAATATACCTCACCTGCTTCTGCATTGGTTTCTAACGATATTGTATCATTAAAAACTTTAGGAGTAGGGAGTATATTAGTATCCTTACTTGCATTTGCTAATACAGGAAAATTTATTTTAGCTCCTGCATATTTATCTATTTCGTCTACGTCTTTACCTACCTTCATACCATAGGTATCTATGTCTATAATTGGATTACCATTGTTAGCATCTACTATTTCTGTGAATATTCTTGAGTTATCCCTGAATGTACTTGCTAATTCATTTGCTTGAAAGTCTTTGTCTATATATGTACCTAGTTTTGGTGATGCAGTAAACTGACCCATAGCAGTGCCATGATACAGTATTTCTTTCTTGGGTTTATCAAGCATCTTAATTCTTTTCTTACGATCTTTACCCATAAACTTCTTCTTTATTTCTTTTATTTGGCTTTGTCGTTTTGTAGATACATTCTTATTAAACTTATCACCTAGTTCTTTCTTAACAAATTCACTTGTATTTACAAGTAATTCAGTACCTGTCTTTCTATCACCTCGTTTAAATGCATCTATTGCCATTTGTTTCAATGCATTCTTACCCATTCTAGATACAAAGCCTAATCCGGGAATCAATCCCATTGTAATTAACCCTGAGAATGCACCACCAAGACCCATCTTAATTAAGTCTCTTTCACCATAACCTGCCTGTATTAATTCATAGGCACGTGTGTAATCTTCAGGTGCATCTTTAAATGCAATTACATCACCTGTCAGAGGTGCAGTTGCAAGAGCAAAATCTCTTACATCTTTTATGGTTATAGGTTCTACACCTTGAGCCTGTCTTTGTATATCTGTTATACCTGCTTCACGTTCTTCTCTCTTACGTTCTGCATCTGCAAACATTCTATCAGTTTCAAGTCCTAGTTCAAATCCCCTCATGGCTTTCTCTTTCTTTTAGACATTATACCTTTTTCTCTAAGTGTTTCAGACACACCTTTTCTAGTTAATGCCCACTGTAATACATTAATTCTATCATCCGTATCAGGATTTATCATATCTAAATCTCTAGTATTTAATATAGAAAATGAATCAATCAATAAATTATCTGCAGTTTCTTCTCCATTTAATATAAATTCTTTTTCTTTAAGTAGATTTCTAAACTCTGCATCTATAGCATCTCTTTCTTGCTTAGATAATTTTCTATAATTTCTTATATCATTTTCACTATAAGGTAAATCATAATCATCTGCTAAAGTATCTAGTTTATTTAACGCAACTTCTCTTGCTCCTAATTGTTTTTCATCAGGACTATTATACACATTTCTTTTAGCATAACGTTTTAAATAATTTCTTTTCTCTGCATTTGATTTAAGATTTAAATATGAAGGGTCTCTTGTAATAACATCTGCTAATCTTTGATTTAGATTAACACTAAACTCTTCACCACTTAACTCTTCTCTTATTAATCTATCCACTAATTCATTTGGGTCTCGTCTATATAAATCATAGTATTGTAGATTTAAATTACGCATCTCCCTTTCTAGAAGATTTAACTTAGGCATCCTAGTAAATCCTGTCATCTGCTTTTCAAGAGGGTTAATAGCAATAACATCTCCTGATCTAAATGGATTACGTAAAGGTAAGTCATATTCTTTTGCACCAAAGAATCTACCCAAGGCAGTGTTAGGACCTATGTCAGGCATAGCACGAGTACCCCTGTTTAATATTATTTTAAAGAAATCTATTTCACCACCGGGTCTAGTTTCAGGCACGTACCTAGCAAACTTATCATACTGACTATACACATCTTTAACGACTGATAGTGGTATAGTATAAGTATTAACTAAATTAGCTACAAACTCTCCCATTATCTTAGCACCCTTTTCTCCAAGAAATGTACCCTCTGCAGAGGCATCATCAAATAATTTATCTATTGCATATATACCATACCCTGCTCTGAAAGAAGAACCAAACAATGCCTGTAAAGAATCTTGCATATACTGTCTTGGACTTGTAAAAACTTCTGACATTCTTTTACCTGATGCATCTTTTCTATCCATTATATCTACAAAGAGTCCTGTAGGATTTAATAAAAAGTTTTCAGATAAGTTAACATCTTTACCTTCTTCACTAGATTTAAGATATCTTAACATAATATCTGATGCTAAAAGATATGGAGCAAAAGGTCCGTATGTAGGTCTACCATCAACAGTCTTACCTGTCTCATCTTTAAACTCATACCAATATGTACCTATTTTACCATCGTCATCTATCTGTTCTTTTCGCCAATTATATGCAGTTGTTAGCATCATAAGACCT